TGATGTTACTCAATTTACCAATAGTCTTTGATTTTAATTCATCAAATTCTTTCGAGAGTTCCACATCTTCTGTCATTAATACTTTAGACAAATCTCTCTTTGAATCTTCATCTAAATTTTCGATGTATCCTTTGATTGATTTGTTGGCGATGTTTAATAAAGTTTCAATTGGTAAATCAATGTGAGATTTAACCTCAGAGGATTCACTCAATGACTTTATTAAAGTTTTTTTGCTATTAACAGTTTCCATAATTTTGTTTGGTGAACTGTAAACAATATTGTCAATATCTTCGTAAATGTTTTTACAAACAACATCCTTAACCCAATATTCAATTTTTTGTGTGTTTAATCTTGGAGAAATTTTTTCAATTTGTCTTAAAGACTCGTTGATATACGATTCAGCAATTTCTTTGTCCAAACCTTTTTTCTTTGACAATTCTGTATAGATATGAAACATTGAACTGGCGTTTTTATTTTCCAATACCAATTTTCTAAAGTTTTTCAACTCAATTTTAGCTGTCTCATTTACATAAGAGTTAATCAATAACCCTTCTATTTTACTCATTAATTGTCCAAATTTCATAATAGGTTTTATTAATAAATATATCAATCAATTAGTTTTCTTAAAGATTCTTCAATAACACCTAAAGAACGACTACCTTTTTCTAAATCAATATCGTCCACACCATAGATATTATCACGTTCCAAAATTATATTCATATCTTTTTTAACTGATTCTGGTGTAACCGCACCTTCACCTCCCGCTGGTGGAGCTTCTGCCGGTGGTGGTGGAGCTCCTCCACCCAAGTCAGCACCAAATCCACCCATATCACCTCCTTCGGCTGGTGGCGGTGTTGCTGTGGTTCCTGATGATGAACTATTACCATACAATCTATCCATGTTATCAAAAATACCTGTTTTGGTAATAACATTACCGGTATTTTGAATCTCAAGAGATACCGCTTTTTCCAATCTTTGTTGTTGTAAATCCAATTTGATTTCTTCGTCAGAAAATCCAAGAATATGTTTCTTAGCCCAAGTTTGTGATGTTGGTGCAATACCTTCAACAGGTGACACAGCATCTTTGTATAACAACATTTTTTCTTTCCATACGTCAATGGTAAGAAGGTCAGCTTGTTTAGATGGGTTAGTTAAACTTAATTGGAATGAACCCAATTCGTCTTCAAATCCTAATAAGAATAAGTGAATAATTGCAATCTTGTTAAGTTCTGCAACCATAGACTTTTGAATTCTATTAATTGTACGAGCAAAACGAATATCTTGTAATGATAAGTTTCTACCATCACCAACAACTTCTTCAAACCCTAAGAACGCTTTTGGAATTCTAAGAGCTGTTAAAAGTTTCTTTTGGATGTATTCAATATCGGCAATTTCTGATAAGTTTTGTGCTCCAGGCAAAGTTTCAATTGGGTTTGGTGCTGACGGGTCACGAACAGGAATAAAGAAATCTTGGTCAACCGCCATTTGGTTGAATCTCATATCCACGTTTCCTGATTGAGGGTCAACAACTTGGTCTTTCTTAAATTGTTGTGCAAATCTTTGAACGTATGGTTGAATATCACCATCATCCATGTTACCCACAAACACTTTGAATACACGTCTTTCAGGTGCTCTTGATGTTCTGTAAACCAACATGGCATCTTCAGCCAATACCAACTGTTTCCAAGTACGTCTTGCTTTTTCTAACATTGATGTACCATAAGGAAGTTTTCTATCATCACCCAATAATCTAAAGTGTGCGATTTCCCAACTGTTAAATTCAAGTTGTTTGTTTTTCCAAGTAAAGGTAAGACTCTTAACACCAGCATTTGATGCTGTTGGTCCACCATAACCTGAAGTGGCTCTACCTTTCATACCAACCTCAATACGTTCTACCTCAATGTTCGGTAATTGTAAACAACCCACAACACCTTTTTCAGGGTCCAACTTTAAAAAAACAAAGTTATCACCATACTTGGCGGTATTACGAGTCCACATTGGTAAGTTTGTGTTAATATCCAATGCGTTGTTAAACAAATCCCCCAATACTGCTTTGATTCTTGGTGAATCACAATATATTTGTAACATATAACCGTCTTCATCTACTGTTGTAGATTCTTCAGCGTATGTATCCAAAGCGGCAGAAATTTCAGGAGTATATTCCATTGATTCATAGTCATAGTATGATGCCAAACGAGTTGGTTCATAATACACAGCCTGACTATAAAGGTTATTTTCAATTTTAGCCCATTGACTTGCAATATAAAAAGTTTGTTGAGCTTGGAGTTTTTGTTTATCGTACTCGGCTTTATCTTGAGTTCTTAAAAGTTCTTTTTTATCAAACTTATATGTGGGAATGTCTTGACCCAACAAAGAATTAGGTCCTAACTCCTGGGATAATCTTTGCCATATTGTCAAGTTTTTTTGGTCCATATTGAAAATCTATATTATATTATTTTTTTATCAACGCTTCATCCCGCCGAATAACCATAAATACTGTTCATAATCTTTTTGTGATGGTTGATTTCTGAATGCTGGGTTATCTTTGAAATTTGTATTTGGCATTGATGGATTAAAATATTGGTCTTTTGGTGGTTCGTGTGATTGAACTGTCCAAGACTCCAACATTGTTTTAGCTTGTTGTGTAACCTTTGTAAGTTGTGAAAAAGATGAATCAGAAACATAAATTGCCATAGCCAAAGACATGATTAAGTCATCATGTTGTCCCTTCATGTGGTCTGGTCGTCCATTGATATAAACAAACGTATTCATTTCATTCAATAATCTTGATGAATGAACCTTTAATCCGTGTCTTAAACTTTCTTCAAGAGCGGCAATAATTTGAACCCTTTTGTTGTTAAAGTTAATACCAGGTATTTTTTCAGCTGCTTTTGGGTCATACTTCCATTTATTTCCAAAATCAACACCATCAACATACAAATCTTTGTATCCAAGTTCTTGTAGTTTTCTTGCCGTTGCAACACCCATACCACCAGTGATATCAATTACGATAAAACAGTTGTACATGTTACCCCATTTGTAAGCAATCTCTGCCAGTACATCGGGGGGAAGTTTTCCAACATATTCAGCAACCTGTTCCTTATCATCAAAGTCATAAATTTGGAATGTTGAGTAATCCTCAGAATCCCCACGAGAAACGTCCACACCCATAATGTATCTATGTCCCATTTCAGGTTCTTTCCATATCCAAAGCCCACCACCCATCATTTTATTGATAGGTTCTTTAATCATGTTGTCAGTAATGTTTTTAATTAAATTAGAGTCAAATACGTTATCACCCGAACCCAAGAAATTACATTCCAATTCCTGAGAAACTTTACGTTTGTCGTACTTAAGTTTTTTAACCATCGCCTCAAACCAAGAGGAACATGGTCTATAACCTAATTCAAAATAGGCTTTTAACTCATCGTAATTTCTTTCATACGGGTCACGACCTGAAAAATCAATAACACTATCGGCAGTATATTCATCACGATTTAATAAGAAATGAATAATTTCGTTAGTTTTAACCAAATATAAATCTTTTGTATAACGTGGGTCACGATACCAAAACATTTCTGTAATTTTAAAATCGTTCATTCCACGATTGGCTTGTTCGTATATTTCATAATAAATTGGGTCGTATCCGTTTGGTGTTGATACAACAACAACTTTACCACCCGTAGACAATGAAGCCATACAGGCTGCCCAGAAATCACCATCCGCCTCAATATACGCAGCTTCGTCAAATATCAACATAGTTGGGGTATAACCACGAAGTGCATCCTTTGATGTTGCAACCGCTTTAACCTCACAACCGTTAGTTAACTTAAAGTGTCTTGCGGCATTTTTGTCTGGTGAAAACCCAACACCAACCCAAGCAGGCCATTGTTCAGTAAAACCACGAATCTTGTTCGCCATTTCCACAGCGGTATCCAATTTGTTTGCAATAATCAAAACCTTCTCAGGTCTTTGTTTTGATGCAAATACAAGTCTTTTACTCGCCCAAGCAGCGGTTACCGTAGACACACCTGCCTGACGATATTTTAACGCAATGTTTTCATTGAAGTTTTCATAATCCTCCACCAAGTTTACTTGGTCAGGAAATAACTCTAAAGGGACATATCTTGACTGAGTGTTATCATAAGTCTGAAGATACGTCTTAAGAGCGTATGGTGTATTTTTAATACATCTTGAATATTCTAATAATAATTGTTCTTTGGTAAAACCCATAAAAGGTTAGTGTTAGGACCTGTCGATACCTAAACTACCTAAGAAATCATCTAAATCACTTAAATCATCAGGGTCAGTATCATCATCCTCGTCACCGTAACCTGATGTTTCTTCATCGTCATCTGAGTGAACTTCATTAAGATGATTAACAATTTCTGTAACCATTCTGTCTAAGATAGATGTTGCTTTTGCATCACCTCTTAAAATCATTTTTGCTAGTTTGAAAAACTCATCAGCAGATAAAGCTGAAAATCTTGCAAATAGGTAGCTTTGTATGAATTTTTTATCTTCTTCAAATAAACGTTCAGGATATGCAGTTAAGAATTTTTCCCATAATACAGGTCCTAATCTTAAATCCCATACTTCATTTGCTAAAGTGTCTGTAGATGCCATTACCATTTCGGCTTGTTTCGGGTCGTCAGGAAGTCCTTGAGTACCTAATACTTCCATTGTACCTTTGATTAACTCATGAACCAAAATAGGGAAAAATAAACCACGAGCCTTTACTGTTGGGGGGTCAGTTTCAATATCAACTTCTTCTTTTCCACCAACACCACTTTGACTCATCATCATATCCATCATTTGGTCAGGTAATACCCAATACATTAAGTCGTTGATGGACATAACAACACCGTATAGATTTAATAATCTTGGGTCAATTCTATCAAGTTCATCTCTTACTAATTCAAACATATAATGTCCTTTTTTAGATGAACCTTGAATCAAAGCATTAATGAATCTTCTTTTTGCCTTTTCAATATCAAATCTTTCAAATGCGGTAATAAAGTCTTCAATATCTTCTTCTTGTTGTTGGAAGTTTTGTTCAATTTCTTCTTCTTCAGGTTCTTCACCTTCTTTAGAAAATCCTTCCATATCAATTTCACCCATACCAACAAGTTTAGCGTCATACTGTAGTTGGTCCGGTCTAACACCCATTTCTTTTCTAACTAAATCAACCGCCAAATTTTCCAAATATTCTTTATTATTTCTTTGGATAGCAAATAATTCTTGAACTCCTCTCATCATAGCCATTTGGAGTTGCATCAAAGCATTTTGACCTGAAATGTTTTCTTGTCCAGTATATCTTTTTACTTTGTCAACAACATCTTTGAATCTTTTAGATGCAATAAGTTGTTCAAAAGTTTGTGGTACTTGACCTCCTTGAATATCAGGGAACGCAGGGTTTTTTGATAAAGGGGTTTCACCTCTATTAATCTTACCTTCAACGTCTGGTGACATTCTTTCAGGTCTATCTCCATAATCAATTGGAGCTTCGTGTATTGTATTTTTTTTAGCCATTATTGGTCTTTGAAATTAATTTTTAATTGGTCAAAAGTTAAATAATCAGGAATTTCAACTGTACCCATTTTCTTTGCTGGTTTGTCCAACGCTTTTGGTTTTGGTTGGTGTTTTGGATTTTTGAATGGGTCTGAAGTTTTAGGTTTTTCTTTAGTACCTGGTTTAACTACCGGAGGTGCCGTCTTTGTCGCCTGTTCCTCAATATCTTTTTTAGCCTTTGGTTTTGGCTGATGTTTTGGATTCTTAAATGGGTCCATTTTTCCTGGTTTTTCTTTTTCCTTAGTACCAGGT